CTGCGACCAGCCCGGGGCATAACCCCCGGAGCGAAATCACACTAGATAGATGGGAGTAAGTACTAACCCACCCAGGGGCCTAGTGTGGACCACTGTGCGTACACACGCTTTTGGATACGTAACCGAAGTGTCTGGTTACGCCCTATGCGCACATATTGTGACTGCAAGCCTAAAGGTAGTTCACGTCTGGTAAACCAGAGCTTAGAAATCAGCCCTGGTAAATCTTCGTGTTCTACCTCCCCATACGATGCTGCGAGAGCCTTTGAAGTGTACCCTTCCACCCAAAAGCCTGTGGTCCTGGGCTTTGGAGTACACTCATCGAAATCCCGGAGTATCGCGTCGTCACCGTACCCATCAGGGCACGATAAAAACTGGAGACGGCGAGGGAGCATAGAGATTAACTTTCTCCACACACCTTCGAAAGCCCCATGACATCCGTAACCTAAACCAAGGTAACGGAAAGATAGCCTCCTCAAGTTATTTATGAACCAGAGGAGATCATGGTAACTTCGAATTTCCTTCTTTAAATAAAAAGGAGTCACATCTCGTCCCATGAAATAGTGCTTACCGCACGATTCCCGGAACGGCCCGTCTACGAAGCTTTTCTCCTTATTGGTTGTGAAACCAATTTCGGATAGTAGCCCGATAAACGCTGCCGCGTCTGCACTCGGTAAGATGATATCGTCACCAAATACAGAAACATCGAGTCCAGGTTTCCCCGATGGCGTTATAGCCTTCACCAGAGCGTAAAAGATCAAACTTTCAAGCTCAAATGTAAAGCCGTTTCCCATCGAGGAAAACTTCCTTAGGAGAACACTCGAACCATCAGGCATGAGGGTATACGGAGACCTCACGGTCTTCATTGCCTCATACCATTTCGGTGGCAGAAGAAACTCTACCAGAGAATGGCTTATCGTGTCCGAAGCGGCGCTTAAATCAATCGTCGCTAGACGACCATCCACGCTACCTTGCAGGGCAAGTCGCTGGTTCACAGGTTGACCATTATCAAGGTCTATACCCGCTACTCGCAACCTCCGACGGATCATGCCACCGATTCCTTTCTGGAAAAACAAATTCCATTGGGGCTCGATAGCTATAAAACGGTCAGTCCTTGCATCCTTTGGAACAGTAGTCGACTTGCTTCCTCTCACGAGACTATAGCCGTTGGCCAAGTCACCCACATGAGGATCATACCTCACATAAGCTGAGAGGAGAGGCAAGCAATCCCCAGTTACAGTCGGGTTTAATTTCCCGATCTTCTTGCACAAGTGGCTGTCTCTTCGTGGGACACCGACATTTGAGCCGGGTCCGAAGTCGCAGTACTGCAGGGCAACGTCCCAGGAGAAATCTCCCAGGATTTTAGCTATAACCGAACGAGCAGCCTCTAAGCTGCAAAGCGCGGGGTGGCTAAACTTTCCAGTCAGATACCGAAATTTCTGATTGGTAGCGTTGCATATCTTCTCGCTCTGCAAGAACTTATCGACAGCAACCTGAACCCTATTTATGGGCAAAGGCAGCGCCGGGTATTTCTTTAGAAGTGAATACGCCTGGTAGTCCCGGTAGAACTCCTGCCAATCGCTATACCCTTTCGGGTTGATAACGACGTTCAGAAGCCTATGGAATTTCCCATTACGCACATCACGTCCGAGCGATCTTCCGATACCTCCGAGAGTTTCAAGGAGGTCGGGAGCGATACTTGTCAAGACACTGTAACGTTCAGTCTTCGTCGTCATATTAGGATCTACCTATCTATGGACAGGATAACAGGGGCTGCATGACGTTATGTCTGCAGCATGTTTCTCTACTGTGTAGGAGGGGCGTTAGCCCCAACTACCCTCAGGAGTAGCAACGCTGACGTCAAAGACGGCCAGCGCGACCAGAGCCTGGAGGCGATCGACGAAATCCTGCCTTTCGGCAGCCGTGAACGAGGTCGGAGTATCTATAACAATATCCGCCTTGCCTTTGCCGATCACTTGACCGACGCAGGCGCACGCGGTATCAGCAGTGGCGATCTT